CTATCCATTCCTTTTCTAGTTTCATGTAATTCTTTTCGGCTGTTCCCTTAGATACCTTATTCGCTACCTTTTCCCAAAATTTTAAAAAGGAGGGTGCATAACTTACTTTGGTTTGTCTAGGGGTAGTGGTAGGGGTAGGGGTAGGGGGGTTTTGGCTAGGTTCTATGCTAGGTTTTTTTGGTCTACCACCAAGCTTACCATTTTGCTTTGATGCTTCCATACGCCTTGAAATATAAAGATATTCCTGAAGTTGCCTTTCGTTTTGGTAGTGGTCATTTACTAAAACAAAAAACTCTTTTATGACTTTATCACAGCTTTTTTTCTCATTATCTGTAAAACAATTAGCTATTCTGTACTGTGTATTTGAATCATTTGGTATTCCTGCACACCTTTTATTCCAGTTGAAACATAGCAACCGAATATAAATGCCTACTTCTTCATTAGTATTCGCAATAGTTCCAGAAATAAAGTCTTCGGTAAATAAGTACCACGCTTTCATTTTCTGCGTTGGTTTTGAATTTTCGTGTATAATCATTTTTTCGAACTCCAATTTAGTTGATTGTAACCCCTCTAAGCGAAAACCTAAAGGGGTTTTTTGGTTTAATACCCCCACACGTCCTTTCTAGCTTGAAGAACAGTAGGTTCTTTCCAAATCCAGTTATCGGGGTTTGGCACTAAAGTATTCCTTACGTCATCTGGGGTATCAACAGTTTTAAGGTAATTACCCATCACCTTTAGAATATGCTTACATATCCGCATAGGCTCACCATAGTCATCTAAAGACATAGCAATAAATTCAGCATCCTTAGTCTTTGTTGGGTTCTTCAGATACCATAAATGTTGCGTAGCATTTGTTGCTTTCTGATAGATAGACTGTTGCATAGCATGGGAAATACTAACTCTCTGGGGTAGGCTTTTAGACGTTTTCAAATCAATATAAAAATCCTCTTTGGTCTTCTTATCTTCAAAATGAAAGTCCGTATAACCCACAAAAGGTATGGTATCTATTTCTAGTTCTACCTTCTTCTGATAGGTCAATAGATTCCATGTGTAAGCGTATTTCTGAAACTCCTTAGTGCCTAGATTTAATAGTGGCACTAAGTTATTCCGTTCATCCTCTACTTTTGGGTCATTTATTCTGGAACAATTAGCATCATATTCAGCAATCATTTTTTCTGAAGCTTCTTCTAAAGGTATTCCATTTAGAAACATATTGATACCAGACTCCACAGACTGACCCCTTATACCAGACGCTGATGTAGGGAAATCATAGCCAAATATTCTTTTTAACGCCCATCGTTCCCTGTAAAAAGCAAACTCATTAAGGTGACTAAAAGATAAAGGCAACAAATCAAATTTTTCAAAATGCTCTCTCATATTTTGTCCATGTATTCTTGAGTGTGCTTTTTGTTTTCTTCAATTTGTTTTTTTAAATCAAAGCATAAATCATAAACATTACTTTCCCTGCCAAATCGAATTAAATATTCATCAATAGAATTGATAAGCCTATCCATTACCCTTATTTCACTTGAATGTTTGGCTAAAGCGTGTTCTTTTCTTTGGTCTATAGCTTTGTCCATTTCCCACTCAAGGAAACTTTTTGAATTATCATAATCAACCATTGTTTTGACCCTTCACAAGTTCATATTCAGCAAAGGTTTTGCCATCGACAGTTTTGTTGTGAGTGATTATGTTGTAACCCTCTTGCCTTAATTCAAAGATGATGGCACTCAATCTAAAAGAACCAAATTGATACAAGGCTTCTAGTGGGGTGATTTTGTTACCTATGTGAAGGTACTCTAGGATGTTTTCCTTTTGTGATTTTGGCATTTCAAACTCCTTTCTATAAGTTGTGTTTCGCCAGTTCTCGTTCATTGACCACCTTAGTTCTTAGGTCATCTCTAAACGCTTTAAAGGATTCAAACCTTATTTTGGCTCTATTCCTTTTCTTTAAGGTTTCACTATATCTATTAGTGAAATCCCTAAACTTGTCATGGTTATAAATTAAACCATCTAACTCTTTCATATTCTTATACATTTTTTGTCTGGAAAACTGAAGCGTTAACTCCGCTATTATCATTTTTTCCTCTTTTTTCATTAGTTCACAAGCTGTGTCTAGGTCAGCAAATATCATCCCTAATTCTTCCTGTTGATGAGAAATTTTATGGGGGTCAAACTGTAATGAATATATATCGGTCATTTTATGCACTCCGAATACGTTATCATGTACCCAATTTTGTCTTTGTAGCTGTCGTGATGCTTTGGATTAGCCTTTAGTCTTACTGTCTTCTGCCAGTCGTTACACAAAGCCACTTGATGCGGTTTTATCTCTATTCCAAGAATGACTGACCATCCTTTAGCTATTTCTTGATGGTTTGTTTTTATATCGCCATAGTTTTTGCCACGACTTTTTATAATCCTCACCACCTCTTTGCATAATTTTTCACCAATCATTTGGGTTTCCTTTTTTCCATTCAATTCGCTCTAATAAATCTTTTTTCCATTGCTCGTTTAGTTCCTTATCGGAATGTCCTAAAGTATGGCATTTGCGACACAAGGCATAAAGGTTATCAATTCTGTTGAGCCTGTTGTTTTTGACTCCACCCATGCCTTTCGGAATCAAGTGGTGTATATCAACCGCCACCTCTTTATTACAATTCCAACAGATGGGGATATCGTTTTCGTGATACCCCCAAAAGTCGCTGAAAAGCTTCTTATAGTTCTTTGAGGTTTTCATTGAACGCTTTAACCGCATTTTTTGTAAGTTCCTCAATATCACTTACTGAGAAGTGACCAGACCCCATAGAACGACCAACCACACCAGTTACGAATATATCTAACCGCTGTGTATCGCTCTTATTCATGCCACCAGTAGCAGGTTTAGGTGTAAAGGTATTATTAGACTGTGGTACTGGTTGCGGTGCTTGTGTGGGCGTATATTGCGGTTGATGGTTAGGCTGTTGATAAGATGCCTGTCCGTCATTTGGCATTGATGCTATCTCAACGTCCTTGATATTGGTGTATGGATTACCATTAGCTGAAGTCTTTGTATTTATGACTGTGTAATTAATAGCATCACCAGATTGTGGCATGGGGTTCATTACTGTACCCCTATAGTAAAGCCTAGTGCCATCAATTAAATCTATAGAGTAGTTTGGTACTCCATCTTTCGTATTATCAAAAATTTTATCTATTATCATTTTATTTTCCTTATTTATTAATTACGTTGTAACCACGACCCTCTAAACACCTATTAACAAAATCCTTTCTGGTGTTTGCTTTAGGTGAAAGCCATAGCACTCTCCACCTTAGACCATTATAGACTGCTTTGCTCTTATCCCACACATAACTTGTCTGGTCTTGTACTAAGCTTTTACAGGTATAATAATCATCGTGGTATCGGTTCATATCTCCTTGAATATTTGCCGATGACTTTCCTCTACTATCAACTATTGGCATGGTAGAACAACCACCAATAACAACGGCTGACAATAAAGTGAAAATTAGTTTTGATTTTTCCATTTGAACTCCAATTCAATTTAAAACCTATATTAGTTTTTGGGTTATGTCTATGTAAAAGCGACCAGTATGAAATAACAAAGTGCAAAGAACATAATCAAAAACGCACAATCAAAAACAATTTCTAGTAATTTATTCATCTTTTATTTGCTCCAAACTTTTCTATTTTATCCTTCATTAATTTCTGTAGTACCAACTGATTCAAATGTTTTCTAACTGAGAAGTACAGGGTAAGTTCTGCTTGCACACCATTCTTCTCTAAATCCTCTTTACTGGCTTCCCTAGCTTTAGAAACAATCTCACAATATTCTTTTACCAAGCCATAATATTTAGCGACTGACATATTGAGAACCCTAGCGTTATAAAGCGTTGAGTTCCCTATTTTTGTTGGTTGTTCTATCATTTCCTGTTCCCCCTGTAGGTTTGTCCTAGTTTATTGTGACCGCCTTTAATGTCTACGCTCGTTACTTCCCTGTGCTTCCACCCAAAAGGGAAATGGTCTGTAAATTCTGGCGGTATACAAATCAAATGATACTGGTTAGCTGTATCAACCATGAACTTTGCAGGTGGGTATATCTCTATCCCTAGCCATTCATCGCCAAGCAAGTTTTCCATGATAGACATTTTATCAGACCACTTGATATTATCGCCCTTGTCCTTGCGTTTGATACTTAGCCAAACACACTTCCCTTTTAGTTCTTCTGTGTGAACAAGTTCATCGGCTGATTTACCTTCATATTTGTTGACTGCGAAAATGCTATTTTCAAAAATAACCCCATCCATCTCTTTCAAGGCTACGTTTACTGAACAATCTCGTATGTGCTGTAAATCATAGTCTTGACCATTGTCGATGAACCAATCTCTAACGGCTTTGACTCTTTGCTCAACGAAATCTTTGGGTAAGGTGACGTTACCCATATTGATAAGGTCACCACCTTTTACTTTAGCTATCATATTAGTACCCCCCACATTGGTCAGAGAAAGGATATTTTTGTGGCGGTAGTTTCATAAATTTATCCCTTCGGTCAAAGTCCACAACTTTGTTTCTTTTCATTTTGTTCAAGCGGTTGTTAAGTATCTCAAGAGTGCTTGAGTATTCAGTTTCTTCATCAAGTGATATTATTTCACTATCTAAATTGTCTATGATACACCAACCTCTATCACTTTTGTCTAAGAAAAATTCTCTCTTTGACCATTCATCTGATAGGTAAGCTTTGTTTTTGATAAATTCGATATTGTTCAAACGCTTTCTAATTGATTTTCTCATTACTTCACCCCCATAGATAAGATGCTTTGAAGCTTAGTGATACGACCATCAAGAAACCAAAATACTCTGATGAAGTCTGTACCTCTTGAGTTTCTTACGAAATGCCAATCCCATCGAACTCGTCTGTATAGGTCTTCGCCTAGCTTTTCTTTCAAGTAGTTTCGACCATCATCTTGAAAGTTTGATTGAACACCAGACACGATGAACTGCATGACTTGAGCAAAATCATTGTTTTCTTTTGCCTTTGGCACTATTTCAAAGTTTTTGAACTCGTTCCTGTACTCGACCAATTTGACAACTGTATCCCAATCCATACCAAGTTTTTCAAAAATAGGTCTGTGCTTTTCTTTGACCAAATGTAAGGCGTGAGGCATATCGCAAACTAACCCCCATCTTTCTTCTGGTGTTGCTTTCTGTGCAATTTCACTATCGTATTTAGTATTTTGAATAACGTCATACGCTCTGTTGAGATTGTCTAAGGCTTCTTTCTGTTGCGACTTAGAAAAGAAGTAACCCTTTGAAGATAACTCAAGTGCGTCATCTATGTATGTTTGTAAATTTCTCATTTTGAACTCCAATCTATTATTATTATTAGTATTAATAAACCTAGAATATAACCTAGGTTATTTAATGTCAACAACAAAAATGAAAAAAAATGAAAAAAAATTGTGATTTGGTGTTTTTTTTGGTATTTTTATGATATTCCTCCTAAGTTAGCGGAATATACAAACTGAACTCCAATTCGATTTGTATAGAGTAGGGGGTGGTTTTTATAACTTAAATGGGTGCAATCTCATTAGAATTTAGAATTACCCCCTATGATAAAAGAATCAGACATACAAATATCTTGCAATGACTACCTAAATTACTTGTGTAAATACTACCATTTTCGCCATTTCCATGTACCAAATGAAGGCCAGAAGTCTATAGGATATCATTTAAAGCTGAAGAAGATGGGTTTAAAGTCGGGTTGTCCAGATATTATTGTTGAGTATCCAGAAGGCCGTGTGTTGTATATTGAGTTGAAGACTGAAAAAGGTAGGCTTTCGGATAGTCAAAAGCTTTGGGCGGTGCAGTCTAAAGCTATGGGAACACCTCACTTTATTGTGAAGGGTGGGGTTACTGAATGCCTAGACCAAATAAAAGAGATTATTGAAATAAACGTCCCTGTGCGGTCTTAACTATTTCCCTGCTACTTTACCCTTTTTATTGGTAATAGACGCTGTACAGCCTTTAAATTGCCTTTGAAGGGCATTTTATTCTTTCTGGTGCGTTTTCTTTTACGTCCTATAGGTCTTTTGTCTATAAGTTCAGAAATAGTAGCTGTGGTTGTAAACCCATTCATTTTCCAACTTTCCGCATTGCCCTTGTGTGTGCTTGAGCGAACGTCTTTCCAGATTTCAAGTCTTTAGCCATTTCTTTCATATGCTTTATAGAATGATGCCTAGCATGGTTATTCATTGTTTTACGCTGTCTGGGTGTTAAGTCCTTAGTGAACTTTTTTATAGATTTTACTAAAACCATTTAACGCTTTTTCCTTTTCATCTTTTTGGTTTTTTTCTTTTTCTTTTTCATCGCTGATGAATGAGAGCCTTTTCCGTAGTGATATGGCATTATTTTTTCCCTTTCTTTTTCTTACCCTTTTTTTGACTTTTTAGAATTGCTTGCTGTAGTCCTTTTGGTAGTTTTTTTTGTTTTGGTGTTAGTGCCATTATTCCCCCCTTTGGTTTTTTGGTTCAATGATTTTTTAAGAAAATAACTCGCAATCTTTGAAAAGAAGTCATAAAGCTTCATATATATTTTGCTCATTATTTCACCAATTCGAAATGTACGGCATCAATAAATGGTCTTTTGCCAAGTGAGCGTCTAAGGTCTATATAAGCCATCATAGCTTCTTCAGCCGTACCTTCCCACTTATCGAATTGTGGTATATGCCATGAAGCACCCCATCTTATTGAAACCCCTTCTTTTATTGATGCTTCTTTGAACGCATCCGCTATATCATCGTATAAATTCAATTCCCATGAAATGCGTGAGCCAATATACGCAACTACGTCCACCGCATCCCCTGTAAGGTGCTTGCTTTTAAGACTCTGTGAAGCACCTCTAGCTACTAGGTCTTCTTGTTCTTTTTGAGTTCTTAAACCCGATGTAACGCCAAAATCGACATTAGAAAGACCTATGGCTGTGGTTACTACCGAATGTAATTTGTTATTTACTCCGTCTAGTCTGCCTAGACTTCTTTGTGATAATGTGAAAGCCATTATTTACCCTTTCTTAAAATATAAAAAAATATATTAACACCACTCCAACAAAAGCTACGCATATATGGGTTATTATTGCTTCTGTGTTCAATGTTCACCCTTTTGCTTTATAATACTTGCTAACTGCCCTATTTCCAAACCAAAACGCCATAATAGCTGAAAATAAACCTGCGGTCTGGTCATCCCAAATCATACTAAGAGCCATGTTTAGTTGCATTTCTGGTAGGTTCATAAGGCTAATTAGGGCGGTCACTTTAATGGCAACGAATAAGCCAAAAAAAGCATAAGTGATGATAGGACGCACACTACCTCGTAATCCGTTGATAAAACCCCCTGCATCCACGCTATCATGTTTCTGCTTCTTTGTCTAATTCTTGAATTTTGAACTCTGACCTTTTTGCCATGAGTTCTATTTCCATTTTCATTCTTTGCAATTCGTGCTTTTGCTCTTGTCCTCTTTTGAAATAATTTAGAACCTCTGGCAGAAAGCTTGTGCCAAATCCTAGAAGGCTACCCAATAATGTTATCATTTTTTACCCCCTGTTCTATCTAAGACAGAAAACCCCATAAAAGCACCAACTATCCCTGCTTGTGCCAGATAAAATAGGTTTGATAGGTCTGTGAGTAGTTTTA